TCCGTTTGAATTTGTTGCTGATGTAACGCTTAGACTCGATGTCATACAAAAATCTACAGCAGTAAGGTACGCCTGTAAATCATATATATTACCAACATTATTACCTCTTAACCAAAAAGAATCTATTTTTTGAGTAGTTAATGTATTAGTAGTTTTATTAAAGGTTAAGTCACTATCACCCTCAAATGCTCCACTATCATTAAATTGAACTTGCGTATCTGAGCCTCCAGGAGTCCCACTTCCTCCACCACCTCCTGTTATTACATTTGTAAAATCATATAATAAAGGATTTAGCCTTGATCCAGCTGGATAAGTTATATCAGGTGTAAATGATGCTAAATTAACTAATGAGCTACTTGTAGTTGTATCTGATGATGCTGTTAATATAAAAGGATTAGAGCCATCAGGATAAGTTAATACTAATTTCTGTCCACTATATATTTTACCCTTACTATTTGCACTTAATGTTACTTTTGTTTCGCTAGTACCAGCATCTAAATCAGCATTTAGACTTCCATAACTATTATTATCTAGCATCTGTCTACCTACTAAGTTTTGCTGAAAAACTCCTTGCTGTGTAGGTGTTGTAATTGGAACGTATTTATGACCCGAGTAATACTCTTGGTCATCAAAATTACTTGTTACAGAGCTTACTCTAAACCATTCTCCACTTAATATTTCTGATTGAGCTTTAAAAGTACCTCCTAAAAATGAATAATAATTAAAATTACTATTGCCATTTATAGAATACTTAATTAATTTTAGTGGTGAAATATCTGCACTTTGTATATCAGCCTGTAATATCTGTAATGGATCTACTTGTAATTCTAAGAATTCATTAACTAATAATAATGATGGATTCTTATAATCACCACTTGTCCCTCGTCTAAAGCCTGATACTATTTCATTACCTGAGCCATATTTTATAGAGCTTAAATCGTTTATAAGGCTTTTTCCTAACTTAACATCACCTAAATCAAATTGCTCAATTGCATCATTATTATCTTGTGTGGCTGTATATGTAACTCCATCTGATACATTATTTTCCTCATTGAATTCTCCAGGAGTCAATTCAATTTGCTCACAAGTTATACTTGTTGTTGTTGGTGTTGGTTGACTTGGTAAAGTAGTAACAACATCTGTTGAGTCATTTCTTTGAAAATAATAATTCTCACAATCAAATTCTAAATAAACATCACCTGTAATTGGAGGCTGCTCAATAGTTGCATTAAAATACATTTCTGTCCAAAATTTATAATAAGAGCCTGATTGTGGTGAATACATACGAGTAGGTCCTCCAGCTTGTTCATAAGGCACTCCTGTAGATCCTACAGCCATATAAGAAATATTGTTAACAGGTAATGAATCATTTACACCAAAGCCTCTATATACGTAAATAGTTGATGATGAATTATCCCAAGTTAGAATATTACTTCCTTGTGTTTGTTTTAAATAGTAAGTATCAGAGCCATCAGTAATTCTAATTTTTAATTGTCCTAAAGTAGTGTAACACCATTGGTCAACGCTATGACTTGTGCTTGTGTTAAAGCTAGTTATTCTTTCAAAATATTCTGCTCTAAAAACTAAATTTAATAGACCTGTTAATCCTGATTGTAATGATCCACAATAAAATTCAGTATCTAAAAGCTGTCCTGGCGTAATATTAAAGTTGCTAAATCCACCCTTAAAATTAACAGAAACACTCTCAAAGCTAGGCTCATAGGTAATTGTACTGCCACCTAGTATAACATTGCTAGATTGGTCAATAGTAAGTAATGTGTTTAAAGCAAAAGGATTAGATGGATTGCTTATTAACCCTGAATTGTACTCGAAAACATTTATATTACCACTTATGTTATTAGCTAAGCTATTAGGCTGTATAAAATTGTAATGTCCTTCAGCTAAAAATCCAATTGTATTAAATGCTTTTAGCACTCCATTAAATACATCACAAGGCTTGTACCTAAATGCTGAATCATTTGAGTCACCATCTTCAGTAGGTGTATTATTTACAAAACCTTTAGCTGCTTTATATAATACAGCTGGGTCTGCTGATGTATTTGTTTCACCCTCTCTGTACCAATCTATGCTAGTACGGCACCAAGTGAAACTTGTCGGAATTGGAGCCTCATTACTACCTGTTAGTATATTGAGATCCATATCATTTATGAAAGTAAATAATATATCTCTTATTCTATGTGGTGTATTTCTTTCAGTATCATTAGCAAAAGATTCCTCTTTTTTCTTACTCCAAAATCCGTAACTATCTGTGGCAGTTATTTGAAATACATAAGGAAAAGGCAAGTTTTCTAATTTATCAAAGGCTGGTTGAATCCATCCATACCACCATAAATTAGCATTACTTACAGCACCTCTGTATATTCTTATAAAATATTCTTGATAACCTGATTCGATTGTATCATATAAAAAAGACTCATCTGTGCTATTTTGAACAATGCAATTTAATTTACACTCTGAGCCTAAGAATACTCTGTCCCTTGTTCCTCCTTGACCATTCCAAGTAATCTCAAAGCCCTCACCTGATAAATCTATCTCAGAGCTGCTACCACTATAGCCATCTTTCCAAATTTCTACATTCCAAGTACTCCCTTTCTCTCCGTAAAATGTGCTGTGTCTATACTTTCCGTATGCCATTATCTTCTAGCTTTTCTTCTATTAGCTCTATCGAATACAATCAATAAATCATCACCCGATATTCTTACATCAGGTATAGCCGAACCACCTAAAGCGTGGTTAGGTATAATTGTTCCTTTTTGTGAAGGTACGAATAATTCTGGTCCCCTTTCCCCAACGAGACTGACTTTACCTAAAGGTGGTTGACCTCCGTTGGCGAAACTACCACCCATCATACCAAGCATTGTTTGTTTAAATCCTGACATTCCTTGACCTGCAAAAGCACCTCCCGCAGGAGCAACTCCTAAAGCACTAAATATTGCTGTCATTATAAGGGCTTGAATAACCATCTTTGCCATAGCTTTAAGTAAATCAACAAACAAGTTACCTAAGTTTTTTAAACTTAATTCTCCTGATACTGCCATTTGAGCAAACGCATCAGAAAATGCAAATCCTACATCTAAAGCAAATCCAGTTAGTGTGTCTTTTACAGCTTGAGTCTTAGCATCAAAATTGTCAACCATTTGTTGCATAGCATCTGTAGTGTTAATCAAAGTTCCTTGAACTACATTTGATATAGCTGTTGGTGCTATAGCACCTAGGGTTGGAACTGCTTTTGCACTATCTACAGCCTTTTCTTGCTTAAATTTTTCTTGTCTATCTAATTCTTTATTAATTTCTTCAAGTGCTTCTGCTTCTGCCTCTAAAGCTTGATGACTCTTCCAAGTTGAAAGCATAAAGCCTTTTTGACTCATTATAGCTTTTTTCCTTGCGTCCTCTTGTGCTTTGAGCCTCGCCTCATCTCCTAATGTATCTGCAAATGATGCAATAGATGCGAATATCGCTGAACCTGCAATAACTTCAATACCTAGGGCAGCAAATGCTGCTCCTACAGCAGTAACTGCCGCTGATACTACTGCCAATCCTGTTGTTAATAATGGTATAAGTGCTACCATAGCACCTAGAGCTATTAAAACTGGTCCTGCTGCTAGAGCAATACCACCTATTGTTATAATTAATTTTTGAGTATCTCTGTCTAATTTTCCAAATTCACCAAATAATTTTGTAACAACTTCTATCATAGGCATCAACATTTCTGATAATACCTCCCCTAATTCTAACTTAAACCCTTCAAATGCACTCTCTAACTTTTTAACCTTAGCAAAGGTAGTTTGACCCATAAGGTCAGCCATTTCCTTTAACTTAGTAGTGTTAGTCTCATAAGCACTTGATAACTCATTTACCTTTTCTAAGTTATCTGTTAATACAAGTAATTGGTTGGCTGCCGTAGTACCAACTAATTCTTGCGCTCTATTAAGATCCATTTCACCTTCAGCAGCTTCCTCTAATACACTAGAAAACTTTGTACCAGTTTCATTTAACTTCATAAATATTTTACGAAGTCCTGTACCTGCTTTAGATGCCTTAATACCATTATCCATTAAGACACCCATCATCGCAGATAATTCTTCTATGTTAACTCCTACTGCGTGAGCTGATGCACCTGCGTGACCAAAGGCTGTTGCAAATGTATTTAATTGAATTGATGAATCTGAAGCTGCTGAGGCTAGTGTGTTTGATATACGAGCTGCATCTTCTGCCTCTAAATTAAAAGCGTTTATTGATGCTGAAACAACTTCTGCTGATAAAGATAAATCTTCTCCAGTAGCTAAGGCAAGGTCTAATATAGACTCAGTCATACCTTGTATCGCATCAGGCTTAAAACCTTTACGACCTAATATTAATTGTAAGTCGGCTACTTGAGATGCTGTAAATTGAGTAGTAGAACCTAATCTCTTAGCTTCTTTTGTAAGCATTTTAAACTCTTCGGTAGTAGCACCAGTTACAGCGTTAACCTTCATCATAGCGTTCTCAAAATTAGAGAACGTATCGAAGGCTTGTTTACCCATAGCAGCTAAAGGTGCTGTAACACCAAAAGTCAGCATAGAGCCGACACGAGCTGCATTAGAAGCAAAACCTGCTATTGATTTATTTGCTTTACCAAGACTTGCTTCTAAGCCTTTGATATTAGCAGCTACAATTATCGATATAGTTTTTACTCCACCCATTTTAAACTTTGATTTTTTTAGGTTCTGTTAGTTTGTATCTCTTTAAAACCTCTTCGATTTGCTCTTTACTAGCAACATCTTTTTTAATTTTAACTTTGCTGTCCCAAGGGAAAGGCATTAATTCTTTTGGTTTAAGTCGATGTTTCGAGTGAGGTACTATACAACTGTGTACTATCATTCTAGTTTGTTCCCAATTATTTTGAGATAATTGTTCGTTGTATTTTTTGAATCCTCTTATTTTGTTGTCTAAGGAACGTGGGGTCAAATCATATAACTCTGCATCACTTAACCCCAACATTCCCAATCCAACTTCTTCTAACTTATCCCAATCTACTTCACCTGTCTCTTCATCAATAATTTCCTCTCCCTCTGCTACTTTCCCTTTTTCTGAGGTTGGTCTAATTGGAACGCTTCAAAGATTTCATTTATCTTACCGAAATCTTCATTGTCTATCCATTGTTCAATATCTCGAACTTTGTACTTAAACTCTTCTCCGTTCTTCTTAGCACCATATTTTAGACCATAGTAAGCGATAATACCAACGTGGTCTATCTCTGTTCCTAGTTGATCCATTTCATTTAACTTTAAGTTACAATCGTTACAGATGTCTTTTAAAGCTAAATAACTAAATCTAATCGGTCTTCTTTGACCGCCTATTTCTACCTTTTTCATTGTTTTAATTTAATTTAAATTGATTTATAAAACTTTCTTTAGTGATATTGAACTTAGCCAAATTGTAGTCGCACCTGAAGACCTTTTAATTTCTAAATTATCTTGACCTGGCTTTAATAAAACTGTATGTGTACCTACACTTGATGGTATTCGCATATCTATTTCAGGGTTAGCTTCCCATCCATCGTGAACAGCTAAACCACCTTGCGTACTTGTGTGTACAGTATAAGTTAATGAAAAGAAGTCGCCAGGTGTTGAATATAAACCTAAATCTTTAGTTATATATGCTATAGCACCTGTTGTAATAATTTTACCATAACCATCTTCAACTACAGTAGAACCACCCGAATAAGTCCAATAATTAGGGTCATCAAACCCTGTATCACCAATTAACTCAGGACCAAGTCCATTAGGATAAACATTACCTGTACCTGTGAAAGTAGCCGAACAAGTTAAATTATCTTCTACTCCTGCGTCAAAGCTTACCGATGATACAAGTGCGTTTCCTTGCCAATGAGTAATATCGGTAGGGTCTTGATAATCGGTTGCTTCAGGTGAAAGCTCTATTTGCCAAGATGAGGTGAATATAGAGTCTGAGCTTTGAGTATCTGCTAAACCAGGATATAATCTAAACTGAACAACAGCATCACCTTGGTCAATTTCTACAGTAGGAAACTCTAAAGCTACTCTACACCAAGTTGAATCTAAGTTTGTTATTTTATAATAACCACCTCCTATAGATATAATCTCTTCACTTCCATTACCGCTTATTATTCTAGGTGTATAAAATGATGAATTTATATTTAACACATAAAAAGAGGCTATGTCTGAAGTGCTTTCTTTAACATAAAAAGACCAAGTAAGTTTTTTACCCTCCAATCTTGCAGCATCAATATGATACTCTAACCTATCTTGTGATGCAGTAGTTGCCTCTATAAGAGACGCAGTAGTGCCGCCAAATGGGTCTGCCTGTAAATTAGCTTGTGATAAATCATTAGATTCAGTAAACTCATCAACCCCACTTTGAGAAAGGTTAGTGCGTAAAATGTTTCTAATTCTATCAGAGAAACTTAAATCGACTAAACTTCTTTGTTTAAGTTTATCGAAGAAATCAGTACCATCTAAAGGTACATCGGGATTTATTGATTGTAATATATCGGTAGATACTTCAAAAGACTTTAAACCACCCAAAGACTCAGACCATCCGTCTGAATCCTTGTTGGTTACATCTCTTAAATCCATATTAGTGCTAAAC